TAATGCTACTGAGTTGCTTGAAGAATTCCTGTCTATTCCAGAAATATCTGAATTAGTAGAGAAGAGAGATGCAAGAATTGCTGAATTGCATAAGGAAAACAAGGTTCACCACATTCTTTCCTCACAGCCGCATTATGCAGCTAAAGGCTCTACCCTTTTTGCTTACGAAATTCAGGCTTATGAGTTTGCTTTAATGAAGCCACTTCTTGAATACATTATTTCTTCTTCTAAATACGAAGTAGCACTGTTCCTTCATGATGGCGTCTATGTTCATTGTGCTTACAAAGAGATGTACGATGGCCTTTTCACTTCACTCAAGAGAATCCTAGCTAAGACTGCTAAGAATCTAAACGTTACTGCCCTTCTCGAAAGAGAATTTTAATAAAAAAACACAAAGGATAAAATTATGAAAAATGCACCAACTAAAATCTACCTTATTTCACCAAATCTAGAAAGTCTTTTAGAGCTTACAGATGAGATACAGTTCACTAAATTCCTACCACATGACCTGGAAGCTTATCAAGATAACGTATCTCCTTACCAAATCAAGCTGAAGGAAGAGGCCATCAAAGCTGAGTTATTCCACCTCATTCAAGAGCTATCAAAAACCCTGAAATAAACATGAATATATCATTCCCACAATACCTTGAAAGCAGTTTTTATGGTGTAATTAAACTCCTAAATTTAGCAAAACCTCATCCCTGCCCCTTAAACATTTCTCTGAAATTTACAGACGAGTCTACTCCACTCTCACTTGAGGCATTTGTTCTCAAATTTTTTGGCCTTCTTTACGATCACGTAAGGACAACAATTAGCCCATTCAGATACCAATATACCACCGATATTGAATTTGAAAAAGAGGTATTCTTGATTTTCTTAGAATTTATAATATGTGATTTTGCGGAGACACTACAAGTTTACTCAGTTCTCGCTGAAATTTATGGCAAAGATTTTCTATCTTCCTATAGTTCATTTGAGAAGAATCCTATCAACGATTGCCTTATTAATTTGATAAATAATAAGTAATTATCCCTTATCCAGAAATATAGTTAAGTAGTAATAAAATACTAATAACTTCTCAAGATTCCACTATTTAGAATAGCCTTAAAGGCTATTCTAAATAGCAATTTGTATACTAAATCATCTCCTCTAATTAAATTATGAACTTCAACTTATTTGGTTATCACTTTGGAAGAGCCAGCAGTAATAATAGAAATCCTATATTTGTTGCTGCTGGTAGTTCAAATAGCGCTAAGGCTACAAGATTAAATACGGTAGTTGCGGCCCTGGCAAGATACACTCAGGATTCATTTGCAGAGCCTGAATTAAAGCTTGTAGATAAGACTACTGGTGAGTATATTTATGGTTCTCCAATCATTGAATTACTTTCATATCCAGACCCTGATAATAAAGTTTCTTATACTTCATTTATGCGCCAATTAGTTTTAAGCTATAAACTCTTTGGCTGTGTTTACATTGAGATAGTAGAAGACCTTGCTGGTGATCCTTATTCTTTGTTTATTCACCACCCAAATTCAATTAAAGCAGAGTATTCTAGAAATGGTTTACTAGAAGGTTATGAAGTGGGGGATAGTAAAGAACTCCTCAACCCAGAAAATATTATTTATATAACAGAAAACTCATTTGATAAAAATCTCATTGGTAGCAATTGCCTTGAAGCAGCATCTAGACTTATTCTAGCTGATTCAGCTATTGATTCTTATACCTTAGAAATTATTGAAAATCCTGCTGTAGCAGGACTCGTAATTACTGGTATAAACGCTTCCACTCAAGAAGAAGTAAATGCTGTAAGAGATGAAGTCTATGCCAACTTTGGTAAAGGTAACAGGGGTAGTACAATAGTTCTTAATGATGATGTAAAAGTATCTCAAGTTGGTTTTAAACCTTCTGACCTAGATATTCAAACAATGTCAGAAAGACTAGAAGAAAGAATTTGTGCAGCTTGGGGACTTCCACCGATCGTAGTTGGACTTCAGCAGAGAGATTCTAAGTTTTCTAACTTTGAAGAAGCCCGTAAACTAGCTACAGAAACATTCTTAGTTCCTCTTTGGCGTTTTGTTGCAGAAGAAATTACATTACAACTTGGACCTAAGTTCAGCCTTCCACAAAACCAAAAGCTTCAATTTGATATTTCACTTCTAAAACCACTACAGGAAGATGAAGGGGCACGCCACCAGAGAGTTCGAGAAGATTACTTGGCAGGAGTAATAACCAGAGCTGAAGCCAGAAGACTTCTAAACTTCCCTTCTACTGAAGCAGATGATGTCTTTGTTGATATAGCCACAGCACCAGGAGATGAGGTATTATAATGATTCCAGATGGTTTAAGAATAGCACCTGATGATGTTAAAGAAAAATTACGTTTAGGATTAGAACAAGTAGAACAGAATCTTCAAGGTGATGGACTAGAGCAGGAAACTATTGATGATGCTAGAGAATTACTAAACCAAGAAGTCACAAATTCTAAGATAGAAAAGGCTTACAGATGGTGGGCAAGAAATGAAAGATTCTTAGATGCTCCTAAAGATAGTCCAGCAGACGTAGCTGCAAATCTCTGGGGTGGTAGACCAGGCAGAGATTGGTTTAATACTCTTTATGAGTATCTTCAAGAGAAATCTCAGCCCTCTATTGAAATTATGAAGGAAACCGTAGAGTCTAATCAATTAGCGACAAGGTACAAGGTTTTAGACCATAATTATGCTATCCAAGCAGAAGAGACTGGCGGATATGGATATATCAAAGCCATTGTAAGCGTCTTTAATAATATAGACTTAGCTAACGAAGTAGTTTTGCCAGGGGCCTACTCTAAATCAATCCAGAGAAAACTTCCTGCTGCTGTTTGGAACCACAATTGGGCTTCCCCGATCGCTAAAACTGTTGAAGCTATTGAATTGTTCCCTGGTGATGAAAGACTACCAGAAGATTTAAAAGAATATGGTGGCCTTTATATTTCAGCTGAGTTTCCATTAGAAGTTGAGGAATCAAGACAAGCTTACCTGAAACTTAAGAATGGTTTAGTTGATGAATTCTCAGTTGGTTACAGAGTCGTTGAAGCTTACGAAGAAAATGACGGTGTAATTTACCTAAAAGAACTAGATTTACTGGAATGGAGTTGTGTAATGCGAGGAGCTAACCCTATCACCAAACTCATTGAAGTAAAGAACCTTACTTTCCAAGACCATACAGATTTAACATTATCTCAGTTAGAAAGTTATATAGATAGATATGAATCATTAGCTGAGAAGCGACAGAAACTATCAAGCAACCATATCAATAACCTAGAAACTCTCCTTGGCAGAATTTCAACTCTTATTGATTCTAACAAGCCGCCAGAAGAGGAACCAACTCCTGATGTTGTGAATCCTTCCAAGAAAGCTTACGCAATCGAACTATTGAATTTCCTTTCAGAGGATACAGAATAATATGAACCTATTTAAAGAACTTAAAACATTACGCCAAGAAGCAAAAGACTTGCGGGATGCCCTTATCTCAGAAGATAGAGAGCCAACCGAGGCTGAACTTTCACGCTTGGCGGAACTAAAACCACTTATCGAATCTAAGGCTAAAGCTGCTGGAATCATTTCTTCATTTGACGATAATGATTTAGAATTGCAGCATTTTTGTAGACCAGCCCGAACCCCAATAAAAACAATCAATATGGAAAATATGAACACCTCAATCGTTAATCTTCTTCTTCAGGATCCAGAATTCAAGTCTAGTTTGGAATCAGCCGCTAAGTCTGCTAATTCATTTGCTAAAATTGGAACCATTGGAACCCAACTTTCAAAGTCACTTATCTCAACAGGATCTAACGCTAACGGCGCTGGATTAGCACCAAGAGGCTACTCTGGTGTACCATTAGTTGGAATGAGAGGGACTTCAATTTTCAACTACGCTACTATTATTCCAGTCGCAACAGATAGCATTCAGGTCGCTGTTCTTACCGGTATGACCAACAACGCTGCTTCACAGCTTCAGGCTACATCAGCTACTGCTACTGGTAGTGCATTTATCAAAGCTGAATCTGACCTTGACTGGGGTAATGCTACTGTCACTCTAAACTCTATTGCCCACTGGTTGCGAGCCTCTAAGCAGATTATTGCTGACGTACCTTACCTTGCTGGTTTGGTTGAGTCACAGGCTGCAGCTGGTGTTATGAATAAGTTTGAGAACCTGTTCTTCACTGCTACGAGTGCCGCTAACGGTTGGAACGGAGTTGACAATACCACTGGTATTCAGACTCAGTCCTTCTCAACTTCGGTTATTCAGTCGATCCGAAAGGGTATGACTAAGCTTCAGACAAATACTGACTTGGGTAACTACGTGCCAAACGCTATCTTTATGCACCCAACGGACTGGGAAGGACTTCAGCTTCTGACCACGACTGCTTCAGGTGGAGATTACGTTCTCGCTAACCCATCGTTTGGTGGAGTGAATACTCTCTTTGGTGTTCCTGTAGTTGTTTCGGCTAACGTCCCAGTAGGATTTGCCTACGTTGGAGACTGGAGTCTGGTACAAATCTTTGATAGACAGTCAACTGCACTTTATATCTCAGATAGTGATGGCAACAACTTCACTCGAAACCTTGTTACCTTGCTTGTCGAAGCAAGAGTTGCTGCTGGTTTCAACCGACCACAGTGCGTATGTAAAGTCGCCCTTAGCTAAGACTAACTAACAACATTAACCCTTAGAGCATAAATAACTCTAAGGGTTATTTTTATTTAAGCGGATAAAATTATGAAAAAGAATAAAATTATGAAAAACTGTCAATTATGCCAAACAGAATTCACCCCTAAGGGTCGTAATCAGAAATACTGTTCTGGTGGTTGTAGAATTAAAGATAAAAACACTACTAGAAGGAAAGGAAAAAAAATTACAAATTGTGAGATATGTAATGGTCAATTTCAGGTTAATTCCAATTTTCAGAAGTACTGTTCAGACGATTGTAGACGAATTGCTTCAAACAATCTTGTAAAAAAGAAAACCACTTCTCTTACAGATGAGGAACTAGAAGCCTTTAGAGAAAAGACTAGAAAACGTTATAGTTTTAATGCTGAATATAGAAAAGCTGCAGATAAGAAATGGAGAGAAAATAACCCCGATAAGGTTTTAAATTCTCAATACAAATCAGCTGGATACAAACTTAATGGTAACCCATTTACATATAGTGACTATTTAAATTTCCTAGTCATTCAGAAAAATAGGTGTGTTGGTTGTGGTGTAGACTTTGATACAATACCAAAACTCCACATTAATATAGACCATAATCACCTTACCC